GCGTTAGCAAGCGGCCCCGTGCTGACGCGTGCGGTTCTGTGTCAACCCCCTGAATTCCCGTTGAGCCATTTTTTACTACCAACAAAGGAGTTCTCATGTATCAACAGCTAATTCTGATCGGCCACCTCGGTACAGAGCCGGAGATGCGCTACACCTCCTCCGGTGTTCCTGTCACCAATTTTAACATGGCGGTGAGCCGGCGCTGGACGAATGCCGAAGGGCAAAGCCAGGAAAAGACGACCTGGTTTCGGATCAATCTCTGGCGCCGGCAAGCCGAGATCGCCAGCCAATATTTGGCGAAGGGTCATCGCGTGATGATTGTGGGCGAGGTGGATAATGCCCGGCCCTGGACCGATCGCGACGGCAATATGCGCGCAACCATTGAGGTAACGGCGACTGAACTCAAGTTAATGGAAGGGAAGGGCGCAAACAGCAATGGCGCGCATGACACGGCCCCCGCCGAAGCAGCACCAGCCGGCAACGAGGAGCGTGTCCCTTTCTAATTCAGAGGGGTTAAAAGAAAAGAGCGCCCTGTAAAGAGCGCTCTTTTCCCGGCTGGAACTCTAGAACCAGCCAGCATCTTCAACCATAGGAGCATCTGGTGGATCTGTAGTGTAGTACAGTTGTTCAGTGCTGAACAGGGGCCATTAGGGTACACCCATTTTTTATGGATTGTTGCCCACCGAGATTATCGATCTAGTGACACGACCACCATAAGTGCTGTATTGAACTATAAAGTTACCGGGGTCACCGCCGACCCATAAATCGAAATGGTCTTTCATACTTTCGCTCATGTAGAGCATGACGATTGTTTCAGGACGCCCAGCGGGGCTATAAGTCTTTATGAGGGTGGCATCAGTCGGCATCAGCGTTTTGCTCCATGCTTCAATGGTTTTAGCATCGACATCCGACCATTGTTGTTCGATGTACCAAACCTTGTCATCTTGGAATGCGACGATGATAGTATTGTCATAGATAGTGCCGATAATATCTTTGCCAGTTGCGGTACGGGTTTTCTCAAAGCTTGCCTTATCAAGGCCCAGACCACCAGACGCAAACAACTCTTTTGCAACCGGTGTGGCAGTGGGTGTTCTTTTGATCGGTGTTGGGGTTTTGGTTGGCGTAATGGCCCGCTTTGTCGATGTCGGCTTGACAGTCGGTGTGGCGGTTGGTAGAGCCTGCATCTTAGTGGAAGCACGCTCAATTGCTTCTTGCCCAAGTTGCATTTCAGTAGTTGCCTGCCGGAGTAAATCGGCATCCAATTGATCAATCCCATCAGCGGCTAGTGTTGCGACCTTTTCATAATGGGCTGCCGCTGCCAACACATCCGTATGTAGATCCGCCATCCGGGTTGGTGGTGTGAGTGTGCGCACCTCATCAGCAAGCAAGGTAAACATAGCCAAAGTCATGGCCGTCTTTGTCCGCCATTCATCATCTAAGATGAGGGTAGGATTGTTACCAGCCGCCGTCATCTGCGTGCCAAAGGTATCTAGCGCTGTACTGTAAGCGCCTGTGACCTCACCCATTTTATCAAGGTAAGCTTTTTCGTGCGCCGCTTCACTAACAGCACTGGTCGGCGTGGCCTGCGCTTTCGTAGCGGTGGCGACCGGCGACGGCGTGCTGCCCGGTGCAACCGTCACCAGGAAAGCTGCAATCCATTCACCGGTCTCAAGCTGATACCAATCGCCGGCTGCATTGGTTTGGACAATGGTCAAAGCCTGACCGGCTTTCACCCCGCCCACAACCGCGTAGGTTGTACTGGGACCGGCACGCAGGTTGGCATCACGGGCTACAACACCTTGCAGCAACGTTTGCGCCAAGAGAACACCAGCCAAGAGAAACGCAGCTAACGTTACAAGAGATGACAGCGCGGCAGCACGGAGAAGAGTTTTCATAGCGGTTCCTTTCTGGGTGCAATGGCGTCGATGAAAACAACGATGATAGAAAAAAGCGCGGAAAAATTAAACTTGTTAAATAGAAGTTGTAAGCTATTGTCTCAAAAAAATGAGCGTTCTAAAACGCCCACTCTTTCAACTAATTACAAATGGAGCCATCGGAATTGTCAAGGCTATAAGGATGGATCTAGGTTTGCCACTAGATCCATCCTCTTTAAGGTAGCCCGTACGGGATTCGAACCCGTGTCACCGCCTTGAGAGGGCGGTATACTAACTTAGGCTTTATTTACGCTAAGTCACCGCCCTATGATGGCGGTGACTTTGTTTTAGGCTATTGTTTGCCAGCTTCCAAGAGGGCAAACGGGCTGATCAGTACCTCACGAACGTCTTCTACATCTTGTAGGGAGTAGGTGGCGGTCATGCGGTATGAGCTATGACCGAGTTGTTTGGAAAGCAGTTGGCCGTGTGATTCGCCACGGCGATGGCGGTTATAGTAGGTTGTAAAGTTTCTTCTGAAGTCATGCGGGCCTTGGAGTTGTTCGGCCAGGCCGGCGATGATGATCAGTTTTTTAACGGCTCGATAGATCCCGATGGGCGTTAGGCGCCGGCCGCTACGGCCAGAGGTGAAGAGCGGCCCTTTGGGTGGAATTGTGTCCAGGTAGGCGCGGATATGGCGCCCGGTTGGTTGGTCGAAGGCGACCAGGCGGCGATGAACTTCGCGCTGGCCCACTTTTTTGGCTTCAACTTGCAGTTCGCCACTGTCATCGGCGTTCATTGTCACCCACTCTACATTGATTGATGCGCATTCGGCGCGGCGCACCCCAGTGCCGAGCAAGACGGCCAAGATGGCCCGATCCCGTGTGGGGTAGGGTGATTGGTCGGCGGCGGTGATGAGCAAGCGCAGTTGGTCGAGGGGGGTGGCGGTGCGCATGGGGGCGCTACCGGTGGGGGCGGGTACGAGTGTGCTGTAGTTATGGTTGACGTAGCCGCCACGGTAGGCCCACAGGAACATTTGGCGAAGGCGGCGTAGGCAGTCTTTGCGGGTATGATAGCCCAGCGGCTTGCCAAAGCGGCTGGGGCGGTCGCTAAGATGTTGGTTAAAGTCAAGTAGTAAATCCTCATCCAGTTGCCACGCAACGGTGGCGCCGGTTGTTTTCCACCATTCACGAAAATAGCGGATTTTTTCTGTATAGCCTTGTAGCGTTTTCTGGCTCAAGCGCCGTCGGCGATCTTTGAGCCAGAGATCGATAAGCGCGTCGAGATGCTGGGCGTCCAAAATTGGGCGCGCAGGGTCCAAGCGGATTGAATCCATAACTACCTCCCAGGTTACAACAGGTGCGATGGTGGCGGCGATGTTGGGCTTGTCATTGCCTCTGGGAGAGATTGATACGTTGGTCGCGGGTCAATCTCTCCTATTATAGCGGATGACAATGGCTGGGGGAATTTTCTTTATTGAAACGATGAAAGTAAAGGAGAGATGCGATGAATGAGAATTATGAGCGCTATGTGGAGATGGGACGGAAGGTGCTGGAAGAGCGGTTGGCGGCAGAGCGGGCGGCGGCGGTGGCGGCTTTGGCTGAACGCCGGGAGAGAAATCGAGAGAAATGGTTGGCGCATTTGAAGCCGCTGTTTGATAGCGTGCCGGCGGATCTGCATCCCTTCTTTCGGTTTGATGACCTTCGGGAGCCTACATACTGGAATGGGTATGATCTGCGTTCGCACTTTTGCAGCTTGGAGTATGTGCCGTTTGTGCCAATCCGGGTTGAGGTGCCAGTCAATGGTGGGCAGATCGACTATGCCGTGGGGCAGGCTGAGAGCATCGAGAGTGATGAGTGTGACGGCCTTTATATCAAGTACAGTTATCACTACGCTTACACCGATATTTTCGAGGCGATGGCGATGGCAGATGCGGTTAAGTTGCACAATGCGGGGATGGTGGCACGGTTGGAAGATGAGGAATCAGTGAAGCCAGTAGGGCCAGTAGTGGGGCCAGCACCGCTTAGTTACTTACGAAAAGCGGTGGCAGCGTTCGCTGATGATCGGGCGGGTGATGCCAAGCTCTTTGCCCTGTTCTCTATTGCTGAGTCATTAGAGGGGGTTGCCCACAGTCTTGATAACACCCTCTCTGTTCGCAACGTTGACAGTTACTAGGCGCATCCTGGCCCCGACTGGGTGCGCACCGGTTTTGACGGCCGTTGCCCGCGGTCGTGTCGTGAGGGACATCGCAGTATGGAGAGATTGGAAAAAGATGAGATGGGGGCGCCGCTGGTGGCCGCGGCGGTGCGCCAGATTGATCAGGCCAGGTTGACGGCGACGCAGTATCGAGCGGCGCGGCGGCTGTTGGATGCAGCGGCCGCTACGGGTCATGTGAAGGTGACGAAGGAGGTGGCGGCGGCGCTTTGTTTTATGGAGTCGGAGGGGGCGACACGGCGGCTGCTGGGGGCGCTGCAACAGGCCAAGATTATCCATTATTCGATCAACAGTTATGTTTACGTGGATTTTACGGCCTGGTCGCCCGTTGCAAAAACGGATCATCCACGCGCGGTTTTGGCGCGTACACGCGCGGTTTTGGATCATGATTGGATCGATGAAGGTGATGACGATGGGCTTACAGATTTAAAAATGGATCATCTACGCGCGGAAATGGCGCGTACACGCGCGGTTTTGGATCATGGAATTTCAAGCAATGGGCATTTACGATCCGAAAGCGCGCGTACACGATCCAAAACCGCGCGTGTACGCGCCGAAAGTGATCACCCACGCGCGGAAACGGATCGTACCTATGCGCACGCGCACGCGCATGTTTGTTTGTCTGTAGATCCAATATCTTTATCTTCTTCTGATAAAGAAGAACAAACAGACAAACAAACACCGGAAGGGGTTTCAACGATTGACCCGATTGAGCGTTCGATTTCTTTCGCTTTACTTTGCGCTATTCGGGTATGGACAGACGAAGCAAAACAACTGTCAGAGCAAAAGACATTGAATCAAGTACGCGAGGCGGTATGCCGCTGGTTCTTTAATCGAAAGAGTGTTGGCGGCGAATTTGATGAGACACCGGGGATTGTCGTCTATTGGTTAAAAAACTGGGAAAATGCCGGGGTGCCACCACTTGACCCACGATTCAGACAGACAGAGTATTACCGACAATTCCGCACCCCTCTTGAAATTGAGGCCGATGAACAGGCTGAAGCAGAAGAGGAGGCGCAACAGGCGGCGTGGGTGCGGCCAGCGCCGGCAGAGGCAACAACGGTCGCCGAGCCAGTGAGTGAGCTGGATGGGGTGTGGGCGGCGACGTTGGCGGCGTACCGGGTACAGGCGCGCGAGATTGTTGATCATCAACTGAAAGGGACGCGCTTGGTGGCCGTGGCGGATGGGCGTGCGGTGATCGAGGCGCCGGGGCGGTGGGTCGAGTGGATTCAGAATCGGTTGCAGCGGCGACTGCTTAATGAACTCAAGCTTAGTGGCCTGGCAGTTACGTCTCTGGTTGTGCAGGAGGCGCAATGAATCGACGGGGTAGGGCGCGAGGGGTGGCGCTGACGGGGCGGTCGGCAGAGGCGAGTGCGGTTTATCGGCTGTTGGCCATCCAGTTGTTGGCGCAGGCGGTACGAGATGCAAGGAGTAAGAATCGGCTGATCAGTGAGGATGCGCTGCAATGGTTGAATTCGCCGGAAGCGCGCCATCTGGCTCTATTGCTGGGAGCGCGCTATTTCCAGTGGATGTTGGGGCCGGAGCCGGTGACCCGTAAGGATTTGCCGGTAAAGAAGCGGGACACGTACTTCAAGGGGGCGGTATGACACTTTCGACGATTGGCCAGGAGATGAAAGAGCGGTTGGCGGCGGTGGAAAAGGGGCATGTGACCAAGGCGCTCTTTGGCGGGCTGATGATTGTGCTGGAGCGGCGGGGCCGGTTGTGGCGGCTGGCGCTGGGACGGACGAAGACGCCACTGAGTATTACGGAGGCGCAAGTGGTGGCGCGTGAATTCGGCTTGCCGGCGGGGATCGAGTGGCATTGGGAGATCAAGCGCAATCAGAAACAGAAGATGGTTTATCAGGTGGCTGAGTGTCGGTGGTTGGAGGATGATGAGCGTGCAAGTGAAGATGAAAGGGGTGGGGGATGATGAAGACGGTGGCGGTGGCGAACCACAAAGGTGGGAGCGGGAAGACGACGACGACCTATAACCTGGGGATGATCTTCGGGGGGGTGGGGGTGCGGACGTTGGTGATTGATTTGGATACGCAGATGAATCTAACGCGGCGCTTTTACCCGGATAAGCCACGGGGGTATACGCCGGGGTTGACGGTGGCGAATGTGCTGGGTGGGGCGGCGCCGGGGGTTGACATCCGAGAGGCGATTTACCCAGTGGGGGGCGATGAGTTGTATTTGTGTCCTTCGGCATTTGATCTGGCGAATGTGGCGCTGGGGTTGTTGAATGACCCGATCCGAGGGCGGACGGCGTTGCGGCGGGCGTTGCGACCGATTGGCGACCGGTATGATTTATGTTTATTGGACTGTCCACCGGAAGCGGGGATCATTTTAGCCAATGCGTTGGTGGCGGCGGATGCGGTGATCTGCCCGGCAGAGCCAGAGCGCGATGCTTTGGATGGGATTCAACGGGTGGTAGAGATTGTTGATTTTATCCAGGGCGAGTATGGCGCGGAGCGGTTGACGGTGCTGGGGTCGATTGCGACGCGGGTTAATCTGCGGACAAATTTGCATCATGACGGTCTGACGAAGATGGGCCAAGAGGAGCGGGCGCCGTTGTTGGCGACAATTCCCGCCCGCAGCGGGACCGACCGGGATGAACGGTTGGCGGCGGAATATGGACCGGTGGCAGAGGCCATTCGGCAATGGTTGGGAGGGCAGGTATGTTAGCACTCTTGAAAGGGGCGGGCAGCGTCGAGGCGGAAGAGTTGGCGACGGAGCGGATTCGGGTGGATGGTGGGACGCAGATGCGCGCCGGGTTGAATGCGCAGACGCTGGCCGAGTACAAAGAATCGTGGTTGGCAGGGGCGCGCTTCCCGGCGGTGGTGGTGTACTTTGATGGAACCGAGTATTGGTTGGGTGATGGGTTTCATCGGGTGGCGTCGCACAAGGAGGCGTTTGGGGCGTTGGCAGAGAAGCCAGGGATCGCCTGTGAGGTGCGAGCAGGGACGCGGCGGGATGCGGTTCTGCACGCGGTGGGGGCCAATGCAGAGCATGGGCTGCGGCGGACGGATGACGATAAGCAGCGGGCGGTTGATGCGCTTCTGCGTGATGAGGAGTGGGGGCAGTGGGCAGACCGGGAGATCGCCCGGCGGTGCAATGTGTCGCCGACGTTTGTGGGGAAGCGGCGGGCGGCGCTGGGCCAGGCCGAGCCAGCGACCGAGCGGACGTATGTGACCCGGCATGGAACGGTGGCGACGATGGCGGTCGAAAATATCGGCAGTCGGCAGCCGTTGACGGTGGAAGAGGTGAAGGCGTTGATCCTCTCTTCGGTGCCGGCAGAGGCAAAGGTGGGGCCGTGGTTGCGGGTTCATCAAGCGATGATTCATTATCGGGGGCTGGTGCCGGCAGGGCGGGATTTGCAGATCAAGGTGTTTTCGGTGGCGATGACGAATTTGCTGGCAGAGACGGAGGCAAAGGCGCAGGCGGACGATAAGCGGGAAGAGCGGATCGACAAGCTTCGGTCTTGGTTGATGGGAAAGGGCTGGGCTTTTTCGATTGGTGCTGGGCCAAAGCGTTCGGGGGTTTATCGCAATGGCCATTCGTTTTACTGGGACGATGATGGCTCTGATGAACATTGGGCGGCGCTTAGGGATGCGCAGGCAATCCAGGTGGCGGCGCAAAAGCCACAGAATGAGCCAGGAACGCACGAAACAGCCGAGACTGGCGTGATTGCGCCTGAAAGCGAGGAGACGGGGCAAAATGAGACGGTTGCGTCGGTTGGGGAGGAAGCGGCGGGGCCGCGGGAAATCACGGAAGAGTTGGACGCTGCGATCCGGCGGGCGGTTTGTGCGCATGTGGGGGATCGGGCGAAGTGGGAGGCGTTGGCGGCGACCGGGGCCGATCATGGAGAAATTGCGGATCTACTGAAAGAGTGTATCAATTCGACGGGCGGGGGAGGCGGGCCGGGGCTTCATTATATTCAAGTTAAGCGTGGGCCATTTGTAACTATTTTTGAAAAGCCGGGTGGGCCGGTATTGCATCATTTGTTTGCTGGTCGTCTTGTGGATGCCGTGCGTAAGGCGTGGGGGATTCCGCTGGGGCGGCGCCGGGATGCGCCTAATGCGATTACTTCGGTGCAGGCGGTGGAGTTGGTTTGGGCGGCGCTGGATGCGGAGCATTTTAGGGCGCCGATTTTGCCGGGGAAGATTCAGTTTCTAAAGACGGCGCCGATGGCGGTGTATAAGCAGTTTATTCGACCTGGCGAGACGGTGACGGATGAAACGCTGTTGATGGCGCTGGGGAAGGTTGAAGCGAGTTTGGAACAGGCGATGGGCAACTGCGACCACGCCCAGAGTGATCGTGATGATTTTTGCTCGCGCTGTGGGCAAATGGCAAAGCCATTTGCCCACAGCGCGGCAGCGGCGCCCAATGAGCCTGTGACTGTCCATGTGGACAGTGAGGGGGCGGGTAGGGCGCCAATGGCGGCTTATCGCTCTTCTCTGGATAGGGGACTCAATGGGACGGCGCCAGAAAGGGCGTTTGTGGCGCAGATGGTGCATAAGACGCTCTCGATGCTGTTGGAGGCTGAACTGGAAGCGTATAGCAAGCTGACAGGGCGGCATACGGATGTGTTGCCGGTGCGGCGGGGGTTGGAGGCGATGCGGGAAGAGTTGACGGCGTTGCTCAATGTTTTGCAGCCGAGTCAGGAGCCGAAACCATGAGTGAGATCAAGGAGTTGATTGCAGCCGATATTAAGCGGCTGGGGTTTGGGGCGTGGGCTAAGGCGGTGTTGGCGGCGGGCCGGACGCGTGGGCTGGTTCTGGACGAAGCGAGCCGGGGGGCGTTGGAGATGGCGCTGGAATGGCATCAATTTACGGTTGGCTGGGTGGCCGAGCGGCGGCGGAAAGGGTTGGCGGCTCATCATTGTGCGCTGGCGGTGGCGATGGCTTCGGCTGATTATCAACAGCAGACGTGGGATTATTATTTGCGCCAGGCGCACTGGCATTTGCGAGACGTGTTTGAGCGTGAGATGGTGGCGGCGCGGTGGTTAAGTCGCGATTCTTAAGGGTAAGGGGATGGGTCAAAATGTCTACAGCATTTTGACCCGTGGCGAACGCTGAAAGGTTACAAGGCCAGCACAGCGCAACCGGCGATGATCATATCATTGGCCGGGGCGAGATGCAAGGACGCCTTTCAGCATGAATTATTTTCATGGCTGGGGGGCGTCTTTTTTTTGCCCTTCAGCCTTGTGGAAAGGCAGGAGAGTGATGGTTACGGCTTTGGTGTATGTGATACCGGTTGATCCGGTGGCGGTGGTGGTGAAGGCGCTTTTGCTGGCGCTGGTGATGACGGGGCTGGTGTTCGGTGGGCGGGCCGGTGTTGTCGCTGCTGGCCTGTCCATCATTCTGATTGTCGGGGCCATCCGTCACCCGGAGATTGCACCCAGCGGCCAACAGTTAGAAGGGACGCAGGAGGAACAGTTGCAAATCATTATGCTGATGGTTGCCTTGATTCTCTTTCCCCGCTTGGCCTGGTGGTGGCTGTGTGGGCTTTTCAGAAGGGGCGGACGATGATTGTCACCATCTCAACACAACAGCGCTTTGTCTACGTGGCCGGCAACGCCCACCAGTTGACCAGGCAGGGATGCAATCGGGTGTTGTCCTGGCTGTTCAGTAACGCCGAATTGGTACGGGGTTGGGCGGATGTTGGCGAGTATGTTTTCAAGCTATCGGAGGTGCAACCGTGAGAGATACATTTGAAGGTTGTGTAGTGGCGCTGATGGGGTTGGCGTTCGTGGCCGTTCTTCTTCTGACTGGCGGCGCGGTTATCAGCCGTTCCGTTGCTGACTGGCGACACGCCGGGGCAATGGTGCAGGTAGCTGAACAGGAGACGGAACAGACCCGCATTGAATGGACGGCGCGCACGGAGATCGCCCGCATTGAAGCCGATGCCACCAAGAAGACAAGCTTTGCTTTCGTCGCCTTTTACCTGGTGCGCTATGGCGTTTGGGTTGCCTCCGGGCTGATGGTTTTGGCCGTGGGCCTGTGGGTGTGGGGCAAGGTGCGACCATGAACATGATTGATAGATTGAAGACGCCACCAATGGCCGTTGGTTTGTTCGTGGCCGGTTTGCTGCTGTTTGCTGTGGTGGGCATTGCCCGCAAGGCAACGGGGGCCATTGACCAGGGCAGCGTGGCACGGGCCGCACAGAGTAACGTGGCCGGCGCGGTGGTGCAACCAGTCAACCGCCGACCCACGATTCCCGCCATTGGTGATGTAGAGGTTGACAACTTCGGCTATCGGTTCGTGTGGTTGGGGCGGGCCTGGTTGTCATGCCGCCACCTTGACCCGGTGACACTGGTCTATGATACCGCCAACGTTGACCCGGCTATCACCGACTGGTCACGGCTGGCGACGGATGAAAAGCGCAACATGGCGGGGGTGTGCTATGAATAGATTTACGGTCATGCTGGGCGCGCTGGCGCTGGCGTTCGTCTCTGGGTGGTTATTCTCCAACGAAGTGCCGGCGCCCTCATTCGATAACGTTGCGTTGGCGATGTGGATCGCCTGTGGTGGGGTGGCTGTCATTAGTGCGCTTATGGTGAGTGCAGGGGGTAGGGGATGAACAACAACACAATCACGCTAGAGGAACAGGAAGAGGCAGGATACCGCCGACCTTCACAGAAGTTTGTCCCGGCTGGCCCTGTGCGTCGTGACTTGCCACTGATGCCAATCAACGCCAACGTCAACCATACCATTGATGCCGCGCCCGTCGCGACACAGCATGTAGAGATGAAGACAAGCGCGGTAGATCGGGCGCTGGGCTTTCTCATTGCGTCCGTGCCGTTGTATGGCGGGTTTGCGCTGTTGGTGCTGCTGGTGTCTGTCTTCTTTGCCGGGGTTCCGTTCCTGTCCTTGCCCGCGCTGGTTATCTTCTGGCTGTCCTTTGTGGCGGCCTGGGTGGTGGGCTATTGCTATACGTTGAGTGTTTCGGCGGAAGGGGTAAGCCACTACGAAGCGCGCCAGAAGTGGGACGTAATCAAGGAAGAACAGCGGCGGCGCTGGGCGCACTATGAGCGATTGACCGGGGGTGAATAGATGGACGCCTACACGCTCATGCTCATTGCCACTGTTGCGCACCTGTGTAAGCCGCCGTTTCGCCGTAGGGCGTCGGTGATGGCCGGCAATCCTTTGGTGGGCATTGGGGCGGCGCTAATCTTCCTGGTGCTGTCCCTGATCAACCTGGGGGCCATCGTGCTGGCTGTAATCATGACAGGAGTAGATTTATGGAACTGACAACACTCATTGAACGAACGCAGACGATTCGTGAGGCGCTACCAGTCCCGAATGTGAAACAACGGTTGGCGGCGGCGGCGCAAGAATTGTCTTTGGCCGGTTATAACCAAAGTCGAGTTGAGATTCTACAAGAATCTGTCTTGCACTTCACCACAACGCTTTTCGCTGTTGACCAGTCGGGAAGGTTGGAAAATGTGGATCACCGCACGCACAGAATTTTAATCCCAGCGCCGTGGGGATCGTCGGGCTGGAATTGCTGGAATATGCGCCGATGGGAAGCGACAATCTTGCGAAAAACGCTAATTGTCCGTTGCCAAATGAATCGAATTAAGCCGCTTCTCGACTTTGGCGGCGGGCAATGGTTTTTGAATTTTACCGATTATGGCCGGCTGGATTTAGCGCTCATGTACTGGAAGACCAACCCAATTACGCTCAAGGATTGGCACTTACACGCCGATCTGATGCGCCAACAAGCGCGTGACCGAATGGACAAATTACGGGGCCGTGGGTAGGCCATAGCCGATAGTGTGCGGTGGATGAACAGTGGATGAACACTGGCCGCACACTATCGGAACAATCAACGAACGGTGTAGCAACAGTGTCTGAACACTAGCTTAACAGTATACCGAACTATGCCGAACAGGTGTGTTGCACGCAACGACGGCCACACCACCGCCACCGCTAGAGCATCCAACCGAGCCGCCACACTCGCACGCGCAGCACTTTGCAACATCGTGTGGCCGTCGCTGTCATCGTCAAATTGTGTTTTCAATTCCAACAATTTGTTTGAATTTCAATCAATCATTCGGGGAAATTGTCGCCCACGTCGCACCACTCCCCTACTCAATTAGGGGGCATCAATCATGAATCAGTTAGACATTTCCAACGCCGTTTTCAATACCGCAGATGAGAGTTTGGGGGGGATTATGGAAAAACCTATTTTGTTTTCTACGCAAATGGTTAAGGCAATTTTGTCAGGCCGAAAAACTCAGACGCGCCGAATTGTTAGAAAGAGAGATGGGTATCATAGATCCGAACTACTATGGGTAAGAGAGACATGGCTACAAGTGCCAACGTCGGGTGAATTTTGCTATAAGGCAGACGGTGTTTTTTTGGATGGAGCATTGTGGCGCCCGTCCATATATATGCCAAGAAGGGCAAGTCGAATCACGTTGCGCGTTACCGATTTTAGGATTGAACGATTGCAAGAAATTACAGAGGATGATGCTAAGGCAGAGGGAATTATTGGGTTTAGTGACAACTTGGGAAGCAGGCATTCTAACCCTACAACAATCTATCCCGCCTTTCCTGATCGACCTGGTGGCTTCCCAACCGCAAGAGCGGCATTTGAGGCGCTTTGGAATTCGATTAATGCAAAGCGAGGTTTTAGTTGGGATATTAACCCTTATGTGTCCGTAATTACGTTCGAGATCGAACGTGTAACGGGGAGTCTGCACAAGCACATCGAGGCTTAGTAGTCTAAGAATAAAAGGGTCACTGTCCACATGGACAGTGACCCTTTTTTGTTGGTGAAAACCCGTCACATTTGAGCGTGCTGGCAGAGGCTTGGCGGGTGTACTATGAATAGTATAGCACAGGTGTTAGGTATACGCGATCCCTTGGATGATATTACGGACGGTTAATTGACCGTCTATCGTCGCCGTCTTTCCCGTGGCGCCAGTCACTTTGCGGCGAATCGCCAATGTATTATTTTCCTGGGTTGGGCGGAAATTGTTTGGATTTGTGACCAAGGCCGTTATGTCGATTCGATACCAGCCCCCCCCAATCGACACGGCGCCCTCTAGGCCGCCCGGCGTGGTGGCGTTGACCTGGTATTCTAAATCGGTCAGGGCAAACGTATTCGGCGCGCTTTCGCGATAGATGCCATACTGTGCATTGATCACAGGGGTAAAGGTGTGGGTATGGTCAGCGACAGTGACACTATGGGTATGGTCAGCGACAGTGACACTATGGGTATGGGCCGGAATGGTCACGCCGTGAACATGGCTGGGGATGCTGATCCCGTGGGTGTGTCCACTGCCGGTGGATGAGGCGTTGATCTTGCCGCCGCCCGGCGTGCGCAGATCGCCAGTGCCGCCGACGCCGGCATAATAGACCGTGTTGCCGACAAAGCTATCGGCAATATTGATCTCATGCGTGTGTCCAGATCCAGCGTCACTGGTGACGTTGGTGCCACCCCCACTGCCAGAAGTAGGAGTGCTGCCGCCACCACTGCTAGAGGTGGCGGTGCTGCCGCCGCCGCTGCTAGAGGTGGCGGTACTGCCGCCGCCGGCGCTGGTGGTGGTGCTAGTGCCGCCGACGCTTTTGACAGTACTCTCCAACGGCAGCAATTGAAACTCAAAGGCCACCTGTTGCAGTTGCACCACTTCGGCGCCAAAGCGAAAGCGGAATTCGGCGGTCGCATCTTGATCGACCGGCTTGACGTAGCCGGTCACATAGCTGTTGGCGTTCAATTGGGGGTGGGCCTGAAAGACCACGCCTTGCTCAATTGTGCTGGCAACGATCTGGCCGTCGTCATCCGGGAACCGGTCACCCGTGCTGACGACTAGCCCCGTTGTATGCAACCCATCGTTGCGCACCTCATAAGAGACTTCGAGGATATTGAGCGTCTCATCAATGTTGATCCCGGCCACGGTGTCACGGTAGACCACCCGAATCGACTGCATCGGTCGCAGCACCTGGCTACAGCCGGCCACCGCCAACCGATACGTTTTCGTGGGCGCCAAATGCTGATTCAGCCAGCGGATTGCCGTGTTTCGCAGGGAGAGCGCCGCGGCCTCAACATCGGCGTTGGTGTTGGAGAGCGGGCCAACATCCTTGAATTCCACCGTGCGCGAGATCAGACCATAGAGCGCCGTGGCGCTGGTTGCCTCAATATAATTGTCGCCCTTATTCATGGTGTATGTTTGATCTGGCAACAGCAACGCAGTGGGAATAAAGGCCGATGCCGGCTTGAGATTCAGTCTCACATCGCCCTGGCCAGCGCCATAGGGATGAACCCTGGTCACCATATCATACGATTCTTCCAATACCTCTAGATCCACGATTGCGCACGTTTCCGTCGCCAACGAGCTCACCCCACCCACCGCCCGCACCCCACTAGGGCTAAAGCTGCTGTCAAAGGTCAATACCCGGTCGCCATCATAGCGAAAATGACTGTAACTCTTTTTGGCAATGCTGATCAGCGCCTGTAAGCAACTCTCGCCAGCAAAGCGCGCATAGACCTGGTTGGGGCTGCTGGCTTCGGCGCCAAAGGTCCAGCCCGCCGGCGCATAGGCTGCCACCGCCGCCACCGCCGCCGTCTGGCTAATGGCCGCGCCAGTCGCCGCCAGTTGCAGCGGCCCGACCGTGCGCTGGGCCAACTCTCTTACCCCATCGCCGCCGCTTACCGTCAGCATGACGATCCCGCTTGGGTCAATCTTGCGCCCAATCTGCTCGATGATCCCATCGCCAACCGTCACCCAAGCGCCGTTAATGCGTGCCTTGGCGCGCACCCGGCGCAAGGGCTGCACCGCCGCCGCGTTTGGGTCGGTTATTGGCATCTCAAACGAAAAGGCGCCGGCGGCATCCATCCGCCGCGTGATTCGCAAGCCGCGTGCGCTGGTGATCGGTCCCGCCCCCTGTTTCACGCCGCTGGCGTTTTCAACGTCAATGTAAAAATCAGTCATACATCAAACCCACTTGTGATAGTAACTCAACGTGAATAGCCCACCCGCCCCTGTCACCGTAACGGTTATGCTATTCCCGCCGGGCGCCAACGGCAACCAACTACGCGCCGTGTGCGTGCCTGCCAACGCAAAATTGGCATAGGCATCCACCAGCACAGCCGGCGGCAATGGCGAGGTGACCGCGCGCACCGTCTGTATCCCGCAATTAATCGCCAACATGGTGCCGATAAAGACCGCCCCGGTATAGGTCCAGTCCACTCCTAACGCCGTGCAGACAAGGCGCAAGGAACTCAACGTGCCATTGCCCGGTATAAAGGTAATCGTTGGATCGTCGGCCACAAAGTTGCCATTCGGCGTAACGGTGAAGGTGAGCGGACTGCCAACGTTGATGTTGCTCTGGAATGTGACGATGTCGGGAAAGCGCCACGCCCGTTCCGCCGATTCAAAGGTTAGTTCCACCTCGGCCACCAGCGCTCCAGCATGTTGGATGGGCCGTTGATGCTTCACCGATAGGAGACGCGCCTTTTTGTTTTGCTGATCCCCGTTGCTGATCCGCTGGCGCACCAGGTCGCCATAGGTTCCCAGCTTGGCATAAAGATTATTAATCAGCGAGTCCAACGCCGACGCCGATGCCGCCACATACATGCCCTTGTAGGTCAGCGTATGGCGCCGCGCATAGCGCTGGTTGACGCCAAAATAGTCCAGACTGGCGCCAATGTTATCGATCAAGGCAGAGTCTACCGATGGCGTGCCTACATCTTCATCGACCATGCGTTCCGGCAACGTGATGCCAAAAAACGAAATAAGCTTGTACGCCATTACATTGCCCCCCGCTGGCGCAACCCAGCCAGCACGCCATCCTGCGCCGCGCCGCGCACCGTTGCCGGGTCGGCTGCCCCGTAGAAATTTTGCACGAGATTGATCCCACCGGACCCGCCAGGCGCTGCCGTGGCTCCAACGGGCTGAATGCCACCCATGAGCGCGGCCAGGCCGCTATCCAGTTGGCCGGCAATGGCATCCAGGCCACGCAGCGCGCCTTCGCCAATGCCTTCGGCAAAGGGTACGCCAATGTCTTCAGCAGCCACTTCGCTGGGGCTTTGGATACCAAGCCAGTCCTTGGCGGCATCGAGCGCGCCCTGTGCCGCCTGGCTGGCCGCATCCTGAAGCCACGACGCCGAGGAGGTGATCCCCTCCGCAATGCCGGCGACAATGTTTTGCCCGATGTCGCTCCAACCAAAGTTGGTGAAAAGGCTCTTAATGGCGTCGATTTGTCGTTGAAAGATGGCGGCGGCTTGTTCCATGGCCGTTTGCGCCAGCGTGCGTAATGTCGTCAATCCGGTGTCCCACGCCGTTCGCATCCCTTCCACGCTGGCGAGCAGGAGCGCCCGCACGCTTTCTAACCCACTGCCAAAGGTCGCTTGCGCCCCCTCCCACAGCGCGCCGGCCAGGCTCAACAATTGGTCACGGTGTGCGCTCCACGCATCATAAAGCATGGCCAGGCGCCCGCCGGTGATCTCGTTGATCTGCGTCATCGCCGTTTCAGTAGTGGCGCGCAACGTCTCATGAGCGCCCGCCCAATCCCCGGAAAGCGCTTGCCACAGCGCCCCAACGATGACGGTAATCTCTTCTTGGTGCGTTGCCCACATATCGCGCAGATCCGCCAATCGCCCACCGGTCAGATCATTGAGCCGCGCAAAGTTGCTATCATTGGTGGCAAGTAACGTCTGGGCGGCGGCGCTCCAATCGCCGTTGATGGCTTGCCAAGCGGCTTGTGTGATGCCTTTGGCCGTCTCCATGCCAACAGCGAAAGCGGTCTGCGTACTATCCCATAATGCAGATGTAACAGACAAAACAGTCTCACGGTTTTCGACCCAAGTGGCGGTGATACCTTGCCAGCCGGCTAGGGCAATGGCCTTGGTTGCGTCCAGGCCGATGGTGAAAGCGGCTTTCGTGCCATCCCACAAGTCAGCCAGGAAGGGCAACGCACTCGCCTTGACTGTAGACCAGGTGGCGGTGATACCCTGCCAGCCGGCCAGGGCAATGGCCTTGGTTGCGTCCAGGCCGATGGTGAAAGTGGCTTTCGTGCCATCCCACAAGTCAGCCAGAAAGGGCAACGCACTCGCCTTGACCGTAGACCAGGTGGCGGTGATGCCTTGCCAGCCGGCGCTGGCAATCCCCTTGACCGCATTCAGCCCGGTAGAAAAAATTGATTGGATGCCCTGCCAGGCCGCTTGGCTGATATCGCGAATACCGAGAAAATTAGTTTGCCAGGCGATGACCAGGGCGGCAACGGCGGCGATGGTAAGACCCACCGGCCCAGTAGCGAAGGCGAGCAGGGTGCTGCCAATGGCGCCGACACTACCGACGACGGCGGTGATGGTGGCGCCGATGCCAGTCAGGGCGCCGACGCCGCCAGCGACGGCGCCAATAATGCCGACCAGGCCGCTGATGGCGCCGCCCATTGTGCTGACGACGGTGATTAGAGTGCTGAGAACAATCAGCACCGGTCCTGCGGCCGCGGCAAGGGCGGCAATGGTGACGATCCATTTCTGGGTGCTGGCATCTGCATTGGCAAAGCGATCTGCCCATACCGCGGCTTTGTCGAGCATCGGCGTGATCACTTCCAGCAGGCTCCCAAGGGCTGGGGCCAGGCCGTCGCCCAATTTTTGCATTAAAACTTCGGCCTTGACCGCTACTTGTTTCATGGTGAAGCCGGCTTTGTTCAGCCCAGCGGTTTGCGCGGCAAAGGCGGCATCGGTGGCGCCGGCGACATTCAGCATGGCATCGTACTTTTCGGCGGCGTTTTCCGCCTGTCCACCGGATAGCGCGAGAACGGCCGTGAGTGATTCGACGCTGCCCAGCATCTTTGCCAGCGAATTGGTATTGCCGCCCGTGGTGGCGTTGAGCATTGCTAAGGTTTCGTTGAGACCGGCACTTTTCACAATCGAGCTACCCAGGGCGGCGGCGGCGTTTTCGACGGCGGCTTGCTGGTCGGTGACGATCCGCTCCTGCTCTTTGATCGACTTGTTTAGGCTGTCATATTTTTCCTTGAGTTGGCTATTGCCGCCGGCGCTTAAAAGCTGTCCTTGCAATTCAAGTTCGCGCTGATCATTGAGTGCCTTGAGTTGCGTGAGTTGCTCTTTGATGGCCGCGGCCTGTTGCTTGCCAGCATCGGTGCTGGTGTCGATGGCGTTTAGTTGGCTCTTTAATGCAGCTTCCGCCTGTTTAGCTTCCAGGCGCTGTTGCTTGATCTGCTCATTGAGTGCTTGGGTCGTGCTGTTGGCAGCGCCCATGCTGGCTTCCAGGCTTTCGATCTGGCTGCGCATGTCGGCCAGTGACTGGGCGCTGGCGTCGTGAGTGGCACGCGCCGCTTTCCACGCATCGACCAGCGGCCCGCCCGCCAGCCGTCCTTGCTTTTCAAGCTCAATGGCGACACTGGCCAGGGAGTCTTGCATTTCGGTGGTGGGTCGAAGAATGGCCTGATACGTTGCACGGAGCTGCGTCACAACCTCTGATGTATTGCCGGTGACGCCTGTCAGGGTTGCCATTTGCCCGAATAGCTCCTCTTGTGTCACGCCGAGGGCCACGGCGATGGGGGCAACGGCGCCCATGTTTTTCGCTAATTCAGGAAAGGAGGTGACGCCAAGATTGACCGTCTGGAAGGCGAGATCCGCCGTCTTTTGGATGGCATCGGCGCTGGTGTCACCGTAGGCTTTGGTAACGGCGCTGGTCAGCTTAATGGCGTCCTGCGTGGTCGCCAAGCCGGCGGCGGCCGCCTTGGCGTTGATCTTCAGAACGTCTAGAGTTTCGGACGTATCGCCAAAGGTCCCGATGACCTCATAGACGCCAGTCGATAGATCCTCAGTACTTTTGCCGACCTCGATTGCCATGTCTTGCATGGCCCCCTTAAATTCGAGGACGCGGTCGGTGGCAATACCCAATGATGCAACGTTGGCCAGCCCCTCATTCATCTGCGTGCTGGCGGTGATGGCGGCGGCGCCAATGCCGAGCAGGGGGGCGCTGACCGACGCGGTCATGGTGCGACCCGTACTGTCCATGGCGTTGGCGGTTTGCGCCAGGCGGCCTTCGGCGTTTTTCAGGTTGTTGTTAAAGTCGCTGGTGTCAGCCGCCAGGCGGATGATCAGCGAGCCGAGAACGTTGCTCATAGTGAATTATCCAAAGAGCGCTTTGAATTTGTTGCGAATCAAGGCGCTCCTGTCTTCCACGAATTGTTGCCAGTAGTCGGGCAGAAAATCTTTGATGGTGTATGCCTTGGGCCGCTTCTTGGTGTCGCGATGGGCATTGGCTAAAAGCGACGCCAGCAGCCCGGTTTGCAGGTCGCCGCGGGCATGACCAAAGGGTTCGATGGAGTAGTAGGCGCGCCATTCCATAAATTCGGCGTGCCCCATGCGCGCTTTCAGTTCGGCCACAGATGACCCAAGCGCCAGCGCCAGCACAAACCAAAAGCGGCGCTCTGGGTCATCTGTTAGTTTTTTTCCGCTTGCTCCACTGACTTGGGCCGCAAGCCGCTCAAAACGGCGATAGCATCGGCGATGGTGTCAATGGTCTGGTTAGACTCGCCATAGAGGAGAGCGCCTTCCTCTTCTGTCAAAACATGCGTGCCATCGGCATTGATCCAGCCGGATACGATCAGGCTGTGGGCAAAGACGCGTAAATTAGCCTGATCGGTCACCTGCCCATCCTTGACGGCGGAAGCGGCAATTGATCGCACAGTTTCCACCTCGGCGCCGGTTAACTCGCGGATAAGGATGGTGCCGCCCCACGTCGGCACATCAATCTCCTGTCGCTTGAGCAAGCCTTTGCCCAGTACATTTTTCCCTAAGAGTGTACTCACGGTTTTTACCTTTCTGTATAAAAAATGGGTTGTAGAATGACTCTGTACTTTGGCCGGGTGATCAGATATAGACTATTGGCGCTATTCCACTGTTGGGCTAGATAGCTGCCGGACGCTGGCGATAATGACCAGTAGTCATCCTTGTTGCAGTCGATGATGTCAAAGCGGTTGCATTTGTGATTGTTGGGGCGGGTCATCACGTCCCCAAAATCGAGCGTGTGAAAGTTCCCGTCACTGTTTGGGGCGCCAAGCTGGACGGCGCCCATCGCGTGCAACATTTCATGGGTGACGACATAGGCGCCCAGGCAGTCACGGGCAACCCAAAGCGGTGTGGACAGATTGTTAGGATTGTCGGGGCCGGGGCGCTCGTCGCCATAGAGAAGCGCCATCCCACAATATTTTAAACTCTGTTCGATGATGATCTGCTTGCGGCGCTCTTCCGTTGGCGGCGGCTCGATGACGGCGTCATGGGTGACATACAAAATGTCTAGTTGGCAATCGGCGGTCATCTGCCAGGCCGGCAACCGATACTCACTATCACTGTCGCTGTCCAGCCAAAACATATAGTTGACTTGTTCGGCGATGGCCGTCAACCGGTCGCGAACGGCGGCCTGATCGGTTCTTTCGCCGTCAGCGGCGCGCCAGATGAATTGAAAGGTATGGTTGCCAGGCGCACAATCGAGCGATAGGCGCGAAGTGTCCACACTGACACCGTTGATACCATTAGGAAAGAGGTAATCAACGGTGTCAGTGTGGATTGTGTGCTGGCTCAAGGGCGCGCCAGCATAGAGAAAAAGCGCGCCCAGAAAGATGATTACGCCCATGTTGGTCGTGCGCTCACTTTGATGGTGCAGTCCGCGGCCAGTGCGTCGTTCATCGGCGACTTGGGAGTGAAGGCCGTGACGATGCCGGAAAATGTCACGGTGGTGACGGGTGCAGCGTCCGGGAAGCTGATCCGGAAGTTGTTCAGGGTCCCGTCCTGCAGGAGTTTGACAAGGCCGCCGGCTGCACTGGCGCTGTGAGTGACCAGATCGGGATCGTAGAGCAGATCGAAACTGACCTCGCCACCGTCGCGCAGACCAGCCAAGTAAGTCTTAAATAGATTGGCGTTGTCCCGGCTGGTGGTCTCAATGGTGTCGGCGGACTGATTGGGGCCATTGATGTCTCTGATCTGGGCAATGACGGTGTAGACGCTTGCAATTTCGGTGGCCAGGGTGACACCTGTGCCTGCATACTTTGCCATGGTTTTTTACTCCTCGTGCCAAATGATGGCATCAACAATCCGACGATAGTAGTTGAGATCATCGAACGCGGGTTCGTCGTCATCGCGTTCGTTGTCGATAAAGATGCGATCCACACGGGGGGCGGTGGTGCGCTTAAAGGCTTGCAGGGCCAGCTTGAGCTGGCTGCTGATGGCGTCTACGTCGGCGTAGACGCGGCCGTTCACATTGAACTGGTAGCGACTGGCCACCAGTAGATCGCGCCCGCTGCGCACCGATGCCGGCGCCCGGCTGATGCGTTGGTATGTGATAGCAGGCAGCGCGACGGATTGGGGCAACAGGCCGGGATAGAGGCGGTCGCCGATCAGGGCCGTCAGGGCGCTATAGCCATTGAGGTAGGCCACCAGATGCGTAATCATGCGGCGCCGGTCTTTCGTTTGAACTCGCGCCCGGCGACGGCCTGCGCTTCGCCTTTGCGCGTGTCCAGCGCCGGGCGCAGGAATGGCTTGGCGGGCAGGCCTGGATGGTGCGCGCTGCGACGAAAGGCGCCGTTGATGAACTGCAAGGCGGCTTGGGTGCGGGTTGTGACTAGGTGGCCCTTGGCGCCGAATTCAATGATATGGCTGTACCAATGCGCCTTGGTTGGGCCGACGCCGACCACAACATTGTCGGGGCGCTTTTCCAGGGTTTCACGCGCCATTTCGTCGGCAACGCTTTGGGCCGTGGCGCGCACGTTGGCGGCGGCCGCTTCCTGAATGACGCCGGCGGCGGCGTGCAGAATTTCTTCCAGGCCAGTCTCGACATTGAGGCGGCGGCGGTGCAGCTCACGGGCGATTTCGTTGGCGCCTTCGATTTTGAATGTTGGGTTAGCCATTGAGTACCTCACGACAGGACAAGCGCAAGCGTTGCCGGCGACCATCGGGATCGGTAATTCCTTCAATGTCAAAGGTGCGGCCATTGTAGACAATGCGCATCTTGACGGTAATGCCAACAACGAAGCGAATGGTGATCGCATGATCCACCGAGGCTTGCACCTGGTCGGCGCCTGTCACTATGCGCTCACTGGCGCCAGCGGGCCTGATCTCGCCCCAAGCTTGCCCCCAATTCGTGAAGGTGATCACCTCTTCGTTGTAGGCGTTGCGCACAACAGATTGCGCTTGGATAGTCAGCAGATGCCGCAGGCGACCCGATTGCATAATGGTTCCTTAGAGTGCCGTCATGACACGGTTGCCCGTTCCCGACACGGCGACAGCCACAAAGAGGCCCTTGTCAAAAGTAACGGAGCGCCATTGGTTATCAACGGCGCTGGTGCGCGCTGTCCAGGTAATGCCATCGGGCGAGGTCATGACGCGGTTACCCGTGCCGGTGACGCCAACTACGACATAGACCCCATTGCCAAAACAGACGCTGCGCCAATCATTGTCGGCGGCGCTGGTGCGTGCGGTCCAGGTGATGCCGTCCGGCGAGGTCATGACCCGGTTGCCCGTGCCAGACATAGCGACGGCCACAAACAAGCCATTGCCAAAACAGACGCTCTGCCAGTTGTTGTCGGCGGCGCTGGTGCGCGCCGTCCAGGTGATGCCGTCGGGCGAGGTCATGACCCGGTTGCCCGTGCCAGAGGTAGCGACGGCCACAAACAAGCCATTGCCAAAACAGACGCTCTGCCAGTTGTTGTCGGCGGCGCTGGTGCGCGCCGTCCAGGTGATGCCATCGGGCGAGGTCATGACCCGATTGCCCGTGCCGGTGATGGCAACGGTCACAAACAAGCCATTGCCAAAACAGACGCTCTGCCATTGGTTATCAATAGGACTGGTGCGCGCCGTCCAGGTGATGCCATCGGGCGAGGTCATGATGCGGTTGCCCGTGCCAGTGTTGGCGACGGCGACAAACAAGTTATTGCCAAAACAAACGCTCTGCCAGTTATTGTCGGCGGCGCTGGTGCGCGCCGTCCAGGTGGCGCCATTTGGATAAAATTGAGCGCGGACGGTCACGTCGGCGGCCAAAGCGTCGTTGATTGGCGATTTTGGCGTAAAGTTGCTAATAAATCCTTGCACAACATGGGAGTCATTGGCGCCCCACACAACGCGCCAGAGTTCAGTGCTGGCGGCAAGGGATAGATTCAACAACGTTTGGTGCGTCGCCACCCCTGGATCGTAGATGAGATCGAAGGTCAACTCGCTCATGTCATTAAAGCTACTACGAAAATTATGGTGTTGGTTTTCGTCCGCGTCACGGGTTGTTAGATCAATGATGTCGCTAATCACGCCCGGCCCGTTGATGTCGCGCACTTGGGCAAGGGTGATAAACCCATTTGTGTTATTCCAGAGGGCCAGGGATGTATCAAGGCCACTAAATTTCATGTTTACCACCATCCTCTATCGATATGGAGTAAGGAGCGCACGGCGTCAGGCATTTGGGCAACGGTGACGCCAGGTGCGGCGACCACCTGTTCGCGGTTCTCGTAGAAATGCCCGGCGAGCAGCCGGATCGCCTGCTTGTAGCGCTCTGGGACGGCGCCGGCATTGCCATAACCGGCGACAAAGGTGATTGTGATGGCCGGGCCAGGGCGCAGGGTGGCGCTGGGCCAGGAAGCATTGTAGGCCAGTAGCAGCCGGCCCGGTTCGCTGGTCGTGTCAGCAATGTAGTCGGCGCCCGGCATGTTGCGGGTAACGCCGGCATAGTCGATATAGGTAACGCTTGTGATGCTTTGCAGTGGGGGGCGGGGCAAAGCCACGTGCGTATCAAGCGGCCATGCAAACGGCCATGTCTCCAGACCAAGCGCCAGCGCTTGCGTAACGAAGGCGCGGCGGCTTTCTAGCTCGCACATCTCGCGTGCAGCCTGAAGATAGGCGGTGATGACACTGTCTTCATCACTGCCTATCACGCGTAAGTGCGCTTTGATTTCGGCCAGGCTGATTGGTTCGGTCGCCGGCGGCGTTACAAGCTTGAGAATCACGCGCCGCTCTTTCCTTTGCGCTTGGCTGCAACCGTAGTGCCGTCATCCGGCGTGGTTTGGGTGTCGGTCACAGTGGCGCCATCATCGGCGGGCTGACTGTCCACGTGGATAGTGACAGCAGGCTCTTCAAGGCTTTCGGCGGCGCCAGCGTCTAAAAGAGCCTGGCCAGTTTCGTCGTCAACGATTTGGCGGCTGCCAATCGGCCAGTTGATGTTGGGACCGGCTGCGGCTTTTTTCATGCGGATAATCATTGAACAATACTCCTTATTCTTAGACCAATAATCGGTTCTTATCAGTCGAAAACTATGCCCCCGGTAAATTGAACGGGATTACGACGCCGCCGAGACTAAATTCGCTAAATGTGGAGCGCCTGAACCCGCCGTCGTGCGTGTTCCTGTCACGCGTGCTACTTTTGTCATTAGGCTGTTCCTTCTGCCGGCGACGCCCAGAGTTCGGCGGCCTGAGCGGCCGTGATGTTGCCAACCGGCAATTTATTGCCCATGTACTGGATGGCCCACACCGCATCGATCACGGTTGTTGTGCCACGCAGAATGGCAGCGCGTAGATAGCGCTCAGTCGGGCGGTAGATGTCGAGTACAAAATCAGTCTTGTTGGCGAGGATTTGGCTACCGGCCAAATCGGCGGCGTCGCTTAGGTTGGCCGCCGGCCCCTGCTGGGCCTTGATGCCATTGTTGGCGGCCGCTGTTGAAAGCGATGCCACAAAGACAACACCTTCAAATCCCTGCATGTCAACAGCAGTAGTATTAATTGTGGTGGTGCCGGTGACCGTGTTGGTTAGCACCTTGGTGATTTTTACTTCGCCAGAAAGATTCATTTCCTGCTTCCTTCTTTTAAAAATCGAGTGGGGCTTCGATGGACTTAGGCTAATCTAACACGCACAAAGGCTTCTTCCAGCGTCGGCATCCCATCGCTATCGAGGCGACCGATCAGGCCGATCTGGTTGGTTTCGGCGTAGAGTTCGACCAGGCGCTGCATTTCCATAGCCATAGAATCGGCGATCCAGTAGTTGGAGAAGTCGCCCAGGATGCCGACATAAAGACCAGTCGTGAAGGTGTTGGGGGCATATTCAGATGTGTTGATGGGCAACCCCAGCACCCGATCCGGTTCGCCGACGCGCACGGATTCGCGCCAAAGGTACTGACCCTGACTGTCCTTGAGCTTGGCGATCTGGCTCACCGCGTCGCGATGGAAGACCCACTGGGCGCGGTTCCAGTATTGGCCCTTGAGGCCATATTTGGCACTGATCAGCCCATCAAAGCCGATGCTGGTGGTGGTGTTGCCGCTGCTAATGTCGCGGTTGGTGCTGATGCCGCTGCTGCTGGCGACAAAGACGCCTAGCGGCTGGCCGGAGCCCGTGCCGAGCATAAAGCCCTTTTCCTGCGTGATGCCAAACTTGTAGGCCAAACGCTGGATCGTGATTTGTTCGACATTCGGGACTTTGGCGATCAACTTGCGGCTGATGCGAATGCGCTTGGCGAGCGGATGGGGTTTCAACTCGCGCTTACCAAAGCCCATCGTGTTATCTTCGCCGCCCGTCGCCAATTCGCTCGTCCAGTCGGCGTCGGCGGGGTCGGCGTCCAAGGTCGGGACGCCAAGCGAATCCGCATTGGGGACGGCGATGACGGTCGCCAGGCGGCGGACAAAAACCGCATCATCAACGGCTTGAATCAGGCGATCCACCATCTGAATCGGCGCCATGAGATAGCCGCCCTGGGTGTCCAAGTCGGCTTGTAGGGCGCGCACTTCTGCGCTGGCTTGCTGGCCGCGCAAGAAGGAACGAAAGCCGCGGTTATAGGCCGCACTACCCGTTCTTAGGAGGCGCTGCCATTCGGGGGTATTGCGCCAGTCCGGTTCGTTTTCGTCGGCGCCACGCATGGAGCGGGATCGGAATTCGATCCGTTCGCCACCACCACTATTGCCCCGGCCTTCGGGGTCGGGACGGGTGCTGGCGGTGACGGGGGCGCCCTGGTCGGCTTCAGCCGCCGCCATGCGCTCTTCCCGGTCGATCTGGTCCTTGAGCTTCTGCGCTTCGTTCATAAGCGCATTCCACGAGTTCTGTTCCTCCTGGATCAACTCGCGCTTTTCGCCATCGGCCCGGTCGAGCAAGGCGCGCGCATCGGCGACAAATTTGGCGCGCTTCTGGCGCATTTCGATCAATCTGTGCATTGGTTACTCCACTTCTAACAGGCGTAATCGTCGTTGCTGGAACAGGCGGCGCACCTGCGCAGCCGCGTCAGCAGTTGGTTTATGGGAATCAGGCGCCCGCCTGAATTGTTTCGGAATCGTGGGGATCACCCCATAGAGGGCGTCAATCTGCCTGCCGTCGCTGCGCTGTTGGACGCTGGTGGCAGTGTAGGCAGGGAAGGTCACATAGGAGACCTCGTACAACTTGACTTTCAGCAGGGTGCGCACGAGCTGCTCTTCGCCGTCCATGTCCCAAGTGTCTTCCAGCACGCGGAAGCCGAAGCTCATCTGATCAACATCACCCCGTTGCACGCTTTCGATCTGGTGCGCAGCGGACAGCGGCGGCTGATTCTCAAATTGTAGCCCGGTGGCGTCTTCGGCCAGGCGCAACGTCCCACTCTTAGTGCGGCCCATCACCATGCCGGTTTGATGGTCCCACAGAGCGCGCACATCATCACCCAAGCTGGCCGCAAACGCCCCAGGGGCGATCTTCTCGCGGAAGCCCCACATCGCGACACTCAGCGTATTGAAGACAGCGGCGTAGCCCTCAAAGGTCAATGGCTGATCTGCGGCGCGCTGTACGGTTTTTAGATGATGCTGCGCACAATAACGGCGCTCGATTTCCAGTTCCATAGCTTCCTCCTACGCTGCGATAGTCACGCAATCACAGCCTTTATGTAGCGGCCCGTGGCGCGTGTTTTTGCGCACCAACATTGGCGCATCATTCGGGCCACCGTTGACGCTGTCACCCTTCTGCACGAAATAGCTGTCAATGCCGACCACAGAGCCGCTCAGACGCTGGCAGAAGGCGCACGATTTGCCCGAAGCCGCCCAATACAATCGGCGCACCCCAAAGACCACATAGAGCGCTCTGGCCATGGCGTTGCCCGACTCAACGGCTTGGGCATCGGCCATCTGTTCGGCGCGATTCTCTTCCCACCCATCGAGCCGTTGGTCAATCAGATCCGCCGCGTCAACCCCTTCGGTCTCGGCATCGGCCATCAACGCGTCGATCTGGTTGCGGCTGCTGGCCGTATACCCTTCGGCAATCGCCTCTAGATAGAGCTTGATGAACTCGCGCAGATCGTCATCAACGCCCGGATCATCCTTGTCCAGTTCGCCGGCGACCGCCGTCGCCACCTGGGCAGCGTAGGTTTCCAGCAGGGGCGCAAACTGCTCACTGACAACGCCAGCAAATTCAGCGTAAAAATCATCCAGCCATTGGCGGAAGTCGCTAATGCTACGTTTGCGTAGATGCTTGTTAACCGCCCGACGCACGTCGTTCGCTTCCCGCCGCACCACCCGCCCGGCGACATCGGCAAAGAGCGGGATATAATCACGCGCTAACTTTTGGCGTGATCGGCGGTTCGTCTTAACGGCGTCGGTTTCGCCGTCGGGGCTGTCATCATCCGTGCCATCATCGGCGCGGCGCTCACGCTGCCGGCAGCGGTCGCACGAACAATCATTGCCGTGGCTGCGCTGTTGTGCCGGCGCATTGGCGGCCTGGTCAGCCGGCGCCATATTGAGCGGAAGCAAATAAACATCGCCCCCGTCATACGGGTTGAGATTCTCCAGGTCGCGCACCTCGTTGGGTGACATAATGCCCGTCTGAATCGCGGTGCTATAGGCTTCGTAGCGATCAGCGGTGCGGCCCCGGAGCAACGCGGCGGTCAGATGCTCCACAAATAAGGTTTTCCGCTCGTCACTGGATAGGAGCGTTAGCCCAATCGTCTGCTCCAGGTTGACAAGCCACGGCCCAAGCGAATAGACCACAAAGCCAATGCCTAGTTCTTCAATATTGTTGAAGGTGGCTTTGTCCAGGTCGGCGATCATGTGGGGTGGCACATTAAACCAACGCGCCACCTCGTTGACCTGGAAGCGCCGGGTCTCCAAAAACTGGGCTTCTTCGGGGTTGATTCCAGTATCCTCAAATTTCATCCCCTCTTCGAGAATGCGCAGCCGGTGTGCGTTACTCAACCCCTGATGATCGGCGTTCCATGACTTTTGCAGGCGAGCGAAGGCTACATCACTGAGCTTGCCCGGATGCGCCAGAACGCCGCCGGGCTTAGAGCTATTGCCGAAGAGCCGGGCGCCATATTCTTCGGCGCCCAGGCCCAGCCCGATGGTTTGCATGGCCAGGCGGATGGGCGAATAGCCTTTGATGCCATTGCCGCTTAACCCGCGGACGTGGAGAACGCGCCAGGCGGGCAAATTGGCGGTTGTGCCGTCTGGTAGGTCATACAGGTAGCGCAATTGCCCATTGACGCGCTGCACATCCATTCGGGCCGTGTTGAGCGGCCACAACGCCAGCGGGCGCCCAGCGTTCGACCATTCAATCTCGGCATATCCATTGCCACGGCCCACGGCATGACTCATGATGGTCGAGCGGAAATCAAACGCCGTCATCTCCGCGTTGGCTGCCTCTTTGAGCAAAGGATAGAGGGGGTGATCAGTCGCCCGGTCTTTGCCCCGGCCAGGCCGGCGCCGATAGGTCAGCAACGGCAACATGGCCGCCGACCACGCCAGCAGCCGCACGCAGGCAAAGACCGCGCTGTAGGTCATCGCGGTTTCTTCCGTGACGTTGACGCCGGTATAGCTGGTGTTGCCAACACCAAAGATAGTGGCCAAGCTGTGTTGCGATGGGTGGGTGCGACGTTCGAGCAGACGGCTGATGATGCCCACGGTGATAACCCCAAAGGCGATAAAAAAAGACGCCAAACGGCATTGCTGCTCGTTTGGCGTCTTGCGCTCCGATATTTGATTGGGGGCTGTGCGTTAATGGCGGGAGTGAGATTTGAACTCACGGCCTCCTGATTATGAGCCAGGCGAGCTACCGCTGCTCCATCCCGCTATGGGTGACGGTTATAACTTCCCCCGATGGCGTTTGAAGCGCCAAAGCTATAACCGTCGCGATCATCATAGCATGTTTGGCCGTTGTTAGCAATACTTACGGCAGTGTTTGTTAGCGCGCCCATTTGTGCTATGATGATCGCACGGGCAGCCAACCAAACGGCTTGCCTTTGCGTTGGCTGCACTCCTATCATAAACAGCAGCAATATGGAGGCAGTAATGAGCAACACCAGCCGGCGCGAATCTCTTTTGACTCTTGCAACGCTCCACGGAGACCTGGCCGCCACCCATCGTTTGATCGCTGAAGAGTATCAGGCCCTGGCCGAGAGCGAGGGCGATACGCAGACCACGCCCGATCCGCCTGACCCTATCGATCCGATTAAGCCGCCGACGCCTGTGCGCCTGCGCTTGGGGCAGTGGGTTGATAAGATGAGGATTCGCATTTGCGGCATTCAGGAGCGGCCAGATCGCCCACAAGCAAAGAATGGTATCAAGTACTTTATCACCGATGTTTTTACAACGCGTGACGGTGCCTGGGAGCCGTCAGGGGTATTGGGCAGCGTTGACCAATGGGCGCGTGATACGTACTTGCGCCCGTTTAACGCGCCGGATTATTTTGATGATGCTGGGGCGGCTACTCATCTTTTTGCGGCGGTCATCGGGCTAGATGGGAAGTTGATTCGCGGGCAGCAGATTATCTTTTGGTCGGATGGCCTGGGCAAGCTGGCCGATCCAACCTATCAGAAATATGTCACGCAGTACACCAAGGAAAAGAGTGGATGGTGCAATTTGTTTATGTCGCCGTCGGCGTCCTTTGTGCCTGAGCGTGGCGAGTCGGGGCCGTGGTGCTGGTGTCCACCTGGCGCCAGTGATGTGTTGGTGGGGGGTGGGTTGCCGGCCAGGCAGCATGTTAGTACTTTTGCCGTTTGGCAGGCAGTGAGGGCGTAATGCGGATTTTATTGATTGCGCCTGATCAACCGGACATTAATTCAATCCCGGAGATCCGGCGGTTGAGCGAGATGCACACGACCCACGTTTTCAACGGGCCGGTGAGTTATGATGATCTGCTCGATGCGGTGCGACACAATGAGTATGATGCGATTCATTTTGCTACTCATATCCGCGCTGATGATTACCGAAAGCTCAACTCGATGGCTCTGAGCGGACGCGACTACATCGACCTGAATCGGGCGGTACAGTTGTGCAAGTTAGGAAAGACCAAGTTGGCGTTTTTTAATTTATGCCTGGCCGCCAGGTTTGGGGCGTACCTTGCGCAGCGGGCGGCGGTTCCTTTTGTGATCTTCACCACTGTTGAAATACAGGATGATCATGCGTGGTCTACGGCGGTATCGTTTTATGAGCGGTGTCGCCGGGTTGAGTTGTCTGGTCAACCAATGGATTATAAGGAATTGCTTGAGTCCGTGGATAGCGGAGATGGATTGTACTACTGGGCGGCGGCGACGGATTATTACGGGCATTTGCTCAAGCCATTGAAAGATACGCTCTTTGAAATCCAGCAGCAGTTACAGGCACTGGTCAGCACGGTAGATCGTCACGCGGAACTGCTGGATGCTCGTGCGCCTAGCCCGATACATAGTCGATTCTTGATTGGGCTTGCGATCTTCTGTGCTGTGCTGGTCGTGCTGAGTAGTGTGTTGGTGTTGACCCAAGCGGTCCATATCTTTATGCAGTGAAAGGCTGGAATCTATGTTGGAGACAGGGAACTCTCTATTGGCCACGGTGGTGGTGGCGGTGATCGTGCTGGTCTTTTTGCGGTGGTGGAAGAAGAGTAGGCAAGGTGAGCTATTAAGTTTGATCGTTGAGTTAGTCGCCGCGGCAGAGCAGGTCTATGGGGCGAAGAGCGGATCGACAAAACTGACGTGGGTGCTTGAGCAGATCAAGGTGCGCTTTCCTGGTGTCGATATCGCGTTGGCGCGCACGCTGATCGAAGCTGCTGTGCATCGCCAGGAGTCTGCCAAGCCGCAGAAATCAATACAATCTGCGCCAGTGAGTCGAGCAAACGGATACGATCATCGCTAGGCCGTGCAGGGGTAGGGGGGATCAAATCTCTACAGCCCCAAGGATGTAGACCGGCGGCGTGGTCGAACGCGCGCGACCGCGAAATTGGATAGGGGGGGGTATGTCGGATAGGGGGCCTGCGGGCTTAGGCTTGGACACGGCAAATGTGAGTAGTTTCACGGCGATCAGTAAGGTAGAGGTGGCGCGGTTGTTGCCGGGTGATGTGCTGGTTGTGACCGTCCGTGAAGGGGTGTATCTTTCTCAAGCGGATGCTGAGTCGCTGCGTTCTCAGTTGCGGGCGGCGTTGCCAATCTGGGTCAAGGTGGCTATTGCGCAGGGTGTTGATTTCATGATTGTGAGGCGGGGGGATGGCGGGGAGACCAGCAAAACCAACACGACTGAAGGAATTGACGGGCAACCCAGGGAAGCGCAGCCTGAACAAGAGTGAGCCAAAGCCGCCAGCGAAGGCGCCCACCTGTCCTAAGCATATTCAGGGGGAAGGGCGCAAGGAGTGGAACCGGATAACTAAGCAGTTGATGGCGTTGGGTTTGCTGACGGAGATTGACCGGGCCGCACTGGCGGCGTACTGTCAGTGTTGGGCGCGGTGGGTGCAAGCGGAAGAGGCCATGCGCGACCCTGAGCATAAGATGGTGACATTGACCGATAGTGGATACCCGGTGGTGACGCCTTGGATTAATGTGGCAAACACTGCGATGAAGCAGATGCTGCGCTACTTGACTGAATTTGGGATGACGCCGGCGTCACGAAGCAAGGTTACGGCAGCGAGCGAGGAAGAAGATGACCCATACGAGGAATTTATAAAGAGGAAAAGCGCTTGATGGGTGAGTATCTCTATCAGCAGTATATTGATGATGTGTTATCCGGGCGGCAGGTGGTTTGTAAGTGGGTGCGGCTGGCGGTGGAGCGGCATCGAGACGACTTGGTGACGGGGGGCGGGCGCGGGTTGCGGTTTAGTGATGATGCTGCGCAGCATGTGATCGACTTCTTCGGATTCCTGCGGCATAGCAAGGGCGAGTGGGCGGGGCGGGTGGTGACGCTGGAGCCTTGGCAACAGTTTGTATTGGCGATGGCGTTTGGGTGGCAGCGGTATAACGATGAGCGTGAGCAGTGGCTTCGGCGCTTTCGGCAGGTGTTTTTGGAGGTGGCGCGCAAGAATGGGAAATCGACGTTGGCGGCTGGGGTGGCGCTGTATCTTTTGGATGCGGATGGGGAAGCTGGCGCTGAAGTTTATTGCGCGGCGACAAAAAAGGATCAGGCGCGGATCGCCTGGTCGGAGGCGAAACGGATGGTGCAATCGTCGGCGTTTCTGCGTCGGCGGATTCGGTCGGTGCGGGATAACCTGCATATTTTGAATACGGCTTCTAAGCTTGAGCCGCTTGGCCGTGACACGGATAGCATGGACGGGTTGAACGTGCATGGGGGCATTGTTGATGAGCTTCATGCGCACAAGAACCGGGAAACCTGGGATCTGCTGGATACGGCGACCGGCAGCCGGCGCCAGTCGCTGCTGTTGGGTATCACGACGGCGGGGGTGGATAAGCATTCGCTGTGTTGGGACTTGCACCAGTATACCGAGAAGGTGGTGGAAGGGATGGTGCAGGATGACACCTTCTTCGGGGTGATCTATACGCTTGATCAAGAGAAGGTGGATGAGGCCGGGGTTGTCGTCGAGAAGGGGGATGATTGGGAGGACGAGGCGGTTTGGGTGAAGGCTAATCCCAATCTCTATGTCTCCAAGCATCTGGATGATATGCGACGAAAGGCGCGGACGGCCAAAGAGATGCCCACGGCGCAAAATTCTTTTCTTCAGCGCGAACTGAATACATGGACGCAAGCTACTGTGCGCTGGGTGAATGCGGCCAAGTGGTTGGCGTGTGGGGCGGCGGTGAATGAGGATGGGTTGCGCGGGCGCATGTGCTTTGGTGGGCTGGATTTGTCTAGCACGAGTGATATTACGGCGTTTGTGCTGGTCTTTCCGCCGCAGCAGGCGACTGATCCGTATTCGGTGATTTGTCGCTTTTGGGTGCCTGAAGAGACGATGCGGGAACGAAGCAAGCGGGATCGGGTGCTGTATAGTACATGGGTGCGTCAGGGTTATATTATGGCGACGCCTGGATATGTGATCGATTATGAATATATTTTGGCAGAGATCGAGGAGTTAGGGCAGCGATACGATATTCGGCAGGTTGCCTTTGACCGCTGGGGCGCTGCGCAGATTCAGACCAAGCTGTTAGATATGGGGGGCGAAGAGTTCCTGGTGCAGTTTGGACAAGGGTTTGCGAGTATGAGCGCGCCGACGAAAGAGTTGGAGCGGCTGCTTGGCAATGGGCGATTGGCGCATGGGGGCAACCCGGTTTTGACGTGGATGGCCGGGAATGCGGTGGCGAGCAAGGATGCAGCGGACAATATCAAATTGGATAAGGCGAAATCGACAGAGAAGATCGACGGGATGATTGCGTTGGTGATGGCGTTAGATCGGGCGACCAGGGGAGAGCCGGACGATTCGAGTGTTTATGATGAGAGTGATATTAAGGTTTTGTAGAGAGATAGGAGGGTTGGGATTCATGAAGATCAGCGGGGTGACTGTCCATGTGGACAGTGAGAGGGGGCAGGAGAATGAAGAGGCTTGATTGGGAAGATGGGTTGGTGCTGGTGGGGGCGCTGTTGGTGCTGGTGGCAATCTACTGGATGTATGGGGCGGCAGGGGTGGTAGGAACGGTGGGTCTGCTGCTGTTGACCGCAGGGGTAGGGGTGGCAATATGGCGACAGGAACAGGGCAAGCGCAACAACAACAGCGGGAAGTAGAATTGCGAGCGCAAGCGCGATTGCATGGGGTGCTGACCGGGCCGGGGCAGTTGTGCATACGCCGGGGTGATGTGCTGGTGGTGTATGATCTGGTGGAAAGTTGGCGGCAGGGGCGAGCCGTTTTTACAGTGCAGGTAATTATTCCACGGAGTTTTGCAGAGTCACCGAAGGATTTACCCTGTCCCAACGATGATATATAATGCAGATTACAACTAAATAAGGCCGGGCGAGGGGGACATCGCATTGAACACCTCACCCGGCCGGTTGCCTTAGACGCCAGTACATTGCCCGTGTACTGGCGTCTTTTGCTTATTGTATCATACTTTTATTGTAAGAGTAGACATAGTTTTCTTGGAGTGGCATGAGTGGCAGAGGGATTGAAGGTTGGCGGGGTGGTCGGTGCCGCCTTCGCGCTTGGGTATGATGTGATCGACATCGATGGCGGCGGTGGTGATGCCGGCGGCAAGGCAGTGGACACAGAGGGGATGGTTGCGGAGGTGCATTTGGCGGATAGTGCGCCAGCGGCGGTCGTATCCGCGCTTGGCGGCAGTGCCACGGGCGGCATCGTAGGCGGCTTGCGAGGGTCGGGCGGTGCCACAGGCGGAGCATTGGCCGTTGCGGACAAGGCCAGGGCAGCCGGGTGTGCGCCGGCAGGGTGTAGCGGGTTTGGCGGGCATCTTAGGCGCGGCGGTGGCGGGCCTGGCGCAACCGTTGGAAGCGGGGGGGCGGTTGGTGGCGACGGCTGCGGATGGTGGAATAGAGCAGAGATTTTTGATATTGACCCAGGTTGAGACCGCTGGGGGCATAGATGACGCTTTGATCATCGGCATTGAATTGCCAGCCCACAAAGCGGCCTTGGGGGTCGGTGAGTTCGTAGATGGTGGCGGTGTGAAACTCTTCTTCCTGGCTCATGGATGTTGCTCTTTGAACTGGCGTAGCTTCTTGGCGTAGTAGGCGGCGTTGGCTGGGCCGTTGTAGTAATAGGCAAAGGTTTCAAATTGTTCGGTTTGTAGATAGCCGACTAGTTTGGCGCGCTCGATGTAGGCAAAGAAGCCCAGCACCTGCCTGGGGAAATTATACTGCCAATCGGTGAACATGGCTAATGCAGAGGGATAGCCTAGTTGTTTGTGCTTGTCGCCCATGATTTGGCCGGGGCCGAGGCTGGTGGCGTTATAGACTGGTTCGGGGCCGAAGAGACGAAGGGCTAGATCGAGGGCATGGCGTTCGGTGTATTGGTTGACGTGCAGATCCTGCCAGTCGGCGTTGGGGGTGGGGCGCCATTGGTGGTGGTTGTGGGGCAGGTGGCCGGCGGCGTAGCGGAAATGGGTGACAAAGTCGCTAAGGCGGTGGATGTATTCGCGCAAACGATGCACTTCCAGGCGGATGGTGACGCGGGCGCAGGGCGCCGAGCGCGGGCCAGCTTCAATGCGAAAGAGGGCATAGGCGACAGCAGGATCGAGATCGAGCCGGGCGGCTTCGAGTTTGATCAGATGATCACGTTGTTCGGTATTGATGGCGGCTAGGAGCGGAATGTCGGTTGGGCTGGATTCGGCGATCCAGCCGGCTAGGGTGGTATTGACGCGGACAGGCCACCAATAGAGGGCGCCTTCGGCGGTCATGGGGCCGATGATGGTGACGGGGGTTTCGGGTTCGATGATGGACAGGATGTCGGCTTTGGTTTTTTGGGTATGGCCGGGTGTGCGCCGGAGATTGGTGTAGTCGATAACGTAGGCGATTTCACCCGGCGCAAAGGGCATGTGCATAGGTCTCTCCTTTGGATGAGTGAATTTAGTTTTAGTATAGCAGGTTTGTGGGAGGTGCAAAGGGGAGGGAAACAAAAAGCGAGCCGGGATTGGTGGCGGCTCGCTCTTTGCGGTCGGCGCTTATCTCGACCTGGGTTCGGTTTGTCAGCAACCAAAGGAGTGGCACGGGGAAATGGTGGGCGTGCCTGGATCTAGGATAGCACAGGTGGGCCGGATTGCAAAGAGGGAAAATGAGAAGATCCGCCTGTCACGGCGGATCTTCTCGACTTCGACTGGTTTAGGAGAAAGTCATGCGAATGTTGGACCCGCTTTGATTGTAGCATTGGTTGGGCGCGGTGCAAAGGGGTCAGGGGAGGGATTCGCAGGCTTCGCCGTCGTTGTTGTTATCGAGTTTGTGGATGTCGCCAAAGCCAAGGGCGGCGCAGTAGTTATAGACGGTTTGGGCGGCGGCTTGGGTGTTGAAGTTAGAGCAGTTATAGGCGTCACGATCACAGATGTAGAGTAGTTGCATGGTGGCGGTGGCGGTTGGGGTCAGGGTTGGCGTGGGGGTGGCGGTGTTGACGGGTTGGGTGGTGGCTGTTGCCGTGGGCGTGGGGGTGGCGGTCGGCGGGTCCTGCCGGATGACGAGGGGCAGATAAAGACCGGGCGGGATGGTTTGACCGGCGCCGGGCTGGGTGAGGGCCAAGGCGCTCAACGAAAGAAACAGACCAATAGCGAGTAGGTAGCGCATAGGGTGATCCTGGTCAAGTGGCTAGGTTTTTGTCAAGAAAATAACGAATTTTACAAAAGGGTATTGACAGGCAACAAAGCCTATGATAATATCGCTTTGTACGCATTTAACGCAATGTACGCAACACGGAGAAAAAACATGACTGTGATGTCTACAAGCAAAGCAGCAGAGTTGCTGCAATGCTCGCACGACACCGTGCTGCGACTTATTCAGTTAGGTGACTTGCCTGCGACAAGGTTAACACCCACAGGCCGTTGGCGTATTCGCGAACAAGACCTATCTGAGTATGCAAAACAGCACGGTTTGGAACTCTTGGCAGAGGATGAACCGGCCAAGAAAAGTTAGAAATCGCTCCGGCCCTAGCGACCAACTAACCCGGAGCGATTTCCTGCACGCACCTTAACAACCGAAGAGCATAGCCCCGGAGCAGTAACCGTCAGAAACCGGCTACGGTCGGCGGGTGAATCGCCGGGAGAGCTATGTTGTTAGATTATCAAGGTACGGGGATTTATCTAGTATATTAAATTACTAAATAAATCCCCTTTGGTAGCCCGTACGGGATTCGAACCCGTGTCACCGCCTTGAGAGGGCGATATCCTAGGCCGCTAGACGAACGAGCCACGAACAACACTAGTTGGATGCAGGTGCGAACCGCTAGGATTGGTTGATTATACTGCCTACCGCCGCTGCTGTCAAATTTAGTAGAGCAGCGCGAAAATGGGGCGCACATGGCTGGCTTGTCATGGGTAGGAAATAGACCAACCGTGGGTTGACGTAATCTAATTTAATGGTAGAATGACTACAGCGTCTGCTTGATCTCATCTCTGAACGACTACATCTTCGCCCTGTGCCGATCCATAACCGGCTCGGTGCAAGCCATGATCGTCGTTATCCACGCAGTGAAAGGAACGATCCATGAAGAAAGCCTTGATTGTTTGGGGTGGCTGGGACGGCCATGAACCCAAACTTTGCACCGATATATTCGCGCCCATGTTGCGCGAACGCAATTATGATGTCACCATCTCCGATACGCTCGATATTTATCTGAACACCGAGTTTATGCTGGCACTCGACCTGATCGTGCCGATCTGGACGATGGGCACGATTACCCGTGAACAGGAAAAAGGCTTGCTCGACGCCATTGCCGGCGGCGTGGGCGTGGCTGGCTGGCATGGCGGCATGGGTGACGCCTTCCGCAACAACACCACCTACCAGTGGATGGTGGGCGGACAATGGGTGGCCCATCCCGGTAATATCATCGATTACGAAGTCAATATTATCGACCACAATGATCCCATCACCGCTGGCCTCAACGACTTCAAGATGCACTCGGAACAATATTACATGCACGTTGACCCATCGAACCAGGTCTTGGCCACCACCACCTTTACGGGTGAACACGCGTCATGGGTCAACGGGGCCGTCATGCCGGTGGTCTGGAAACGTATG